AGTCGCGGCCCTCTTCAAGTCACCGAGTCGGTTTGAGCAATAGGTGGAAGTCTTTTCCCTGATTTCCTTCACAATGGAGTGAAGGGCGGGATTAGAATTTGCCAGTTTGCCAAACTCTTGCGCTGAATATGAATAGGCATACGGGACACCTATTTCAACCTTCTCAACATTCTTCGCGGCCTTATGCTCTTCACTAGCCAGAACATAATGGCCGTTGATAACCGCATACATGACTGCGGGTTTGAGCGCATCAAACTTCATGCGGTATCCCTCATAAAGGGCGTCTTTGGTTTCAGTAGAAACTTCCTTGGGGAAGTCTTTAGCCTGACCCATGACATAGCGCGCCACTGACTCCAAGGTCTGGTGAGCGCCTGCCTGCTGAAAAGCAGAGTCCTTCAAGGAAGTGAAGGGGGCTTGCGTGGAAACTTCCACGTCTTTTGCGGCTGATTTTGCCATGTTCAAATCTCCATGAAAATGAACGATTGATGAAATACTGAGGGCTGAATTGCTGACTCAGTGGATACATAGTGACATAGTGAAGGGTCTTAAGTAAAGTTTCACGCGGGGATGGAGTCTTATTTAGCGCCCTTGTGCGCCGCGCACGCACTCATTCGCGCGACGGAAAATAACTGGTATCAAACCATCCCCGAAGGGATGGTCCGTGGTCAGCGGCGTGGATACCTGCTGAACTCATCGCCCTCTACCTTGGCGATGAACATGGCGCGGAGCACTTGGCTCGTTGCTTGGCGTCGTTCCTCGATCTCTCGACGGAACTCACTGAATGGACGGCGTTCGCGGAGTGCGGCGACAGTTGCTCGCCGCACGTCCACACGCCAGATGTTGATCTGGCCTGTGGTCATCACTTACTCGGATGAGTTACGTTGTGCCAATCCTGAGCGATCTCTTGCATCAGGTTGAGACTGACCAGCGAGCGTTCATGATCCTCGGGCTTGAGGTGCATGACATACTGCACATGGCGGTTGATGGCTTCATACACGAACAGTGCGTTGAAGGGGTCAGCGTAGACAAACGAGTTGATCGTCTGCTGGATGGATGGTTTCTTAGCCATGATGTTTCCTTTGATGAAGATGAGGGGACCGAAGTCCCCTCGTTGGTTAGCGGTAGTAACGCACCGCAACACGTCGGCCGAACAGGTCGGTCACCTTGATGAACACATCCTTGTTAGGGTATGCATACATCCACTCCTTGGCGTCTACCAAGGTCCACGACTTGTGCGTGGCTGTCAGGCCATCGCACCATACTTGCACTGTGTACATCTCTGCACTCCTGTATCTGCACCACACCGGTGATGCATTGAGTACAGAATAGCGTGGATGGGGGGCATAAGTAAAGTTTGGAGAGGGGAACCCCCCACACCCCCACCCCCCAAGGCTGTCAATGGGTCCCCCCGCATACCCCATACCCCCTAACACGCACAAATAACTCCACATTTTTCCCAATCTTTCCCACGAATTACACAGCTCTTACACGCAATCAATTACCGCAAAACCTTGTCCATCCTGTCCATCCTGTCCAAACACCCCCACCCCTCACGAATTACACATGCCGGTCAATCCAAACCCACCTAGAAACACCCCCCGTCATGGGACCCAAACCTCCCCTTGCACAAAGATATATTTTTCTGTTACATTTGAAACAACTGCCGAAGGAGCCTTCGCTGACATGGACCAGATAATGCCGAACATCGAGGAAAACATTCCTCTGCCGCAGAACGCCAGAGAGGCGTTCCCAGAGCTATCGCCTGCTGAAGAACTGCAGATGCGGGCCAATGTCATCAAGCTCATGTCCGACCTGACAGGTCAGGAACTCTCCCCCACCAAAGAAAACGCCGAACAAGCTACAGCCCTAGCTCGTAAGATGGCGTCTGACCCCGCCCACAGACCCGAGTTTGCTAACTACCCTAACGAAACATTGGCGTTTCTTGCAGGTATGGTTGCGCAGATGAACGTGTCTATCGTGGATGAGCTGTCCGACCTAAAAATGTATGTAGTCAACAAGCTTGTGCATGAGATCGAACACACGCGAGACCCCAAGGCACGCCTCACTGCCATAAGAAACTTGGGAGAAATTGATGGCGTAGACGCGTTTAAGAAACGCACCGAAGTTACACACAAGATTTTGACTGCCGAAGAGGTAGAAAAAGAGCTTTTGGAGACCTTACAAAGCCTCGAGAATAAGGTCATCGACGTTGAAGCTCGTGAAGTGATAAAGAACGATGCAAAAACTGACGCCTGAAGCTATTTTTAAGCTGCGGCAAGCCTTGCCAGCCATGCCTGACAAGCAGAAAAGACGCACGCTTGAGCTTTTGAAACAGTACGATGCCCAGATGACCCAGAGTTTGGGTAAGGAGAGCTTCCTTGACTTCATACAGCATGTCTATCCGGGCTATAAAGTCGGACCTCACCATCTTAAACTTATTCAAATCTTCGAAGATATTGCTGCAGGCAAGAAAAAACGCGTCATTGTTAATATTGCTCCACGACACGGTAAGTCTGAGCTCATATCCTATCTTGCGCCCGCATGGTTTCTCGGTAAATATCCTCAGAAAAAAATTATCATGGGGTCTCACACGGCAGATTTGGCTGTTAACTTTGGCCGTCGTGTGCGTAACCTCGTTGGATCGGACGCTTATAAGGGCATATTTCCGCAAGTCGAGCTTCAAAGTGACTCAAAATCCGCTTCTCGCTGGGGTACGAATTTTAATGGTGAGTATTTTGCTATCGGTGTCGGCGGTGCTCTTGCTGGCCGTGGTGCTGACCTGTTCATTATTGATGATCCCCACTCAGAGCAGGAGGCTAAGACAGGCAGGCCAGACGTTTTCCTACCTGCTTGGGAATGGTTCCAGTCAGGCCCTTTGCAGCGTCTTATGCCGGGAGGCGCAATCATTATTGTGATGACACGTTGGTCCAAATTGGACCTGACGGGAATGATTGTTCAGCAGACTGAACGCAATGAAGACGTAGATGCGTGGGAAGTGGTCGAGTTCCCTGCCATTAAGGAAGATGGAGAGGCGCTTTGGCCAGAATTCTGGGATGTTGAGGAGTTGCTGGCCAAAAAAGCTGCTCTGGACATCCGGTATTGGAACGCGCAGTACATGCAGAAGCCCACTTCAGAGGAGGGGGCGCTGATTAAGCGTGAATGGTGGCAAATTTGGGAAAAGGAGAACCCTCCCGAGTGCGAGTTCATCATTATGTCGCTCGACGCGGCTCAGGAAGCCACTACCAGAGCAGACTATAACGCATTGACGACGTGGGGCGTGTTCTACAACGAGGAAACTCAGAATTTCGCCATCATTCTCCTGAATGCGATCAAGAAACGCATGGAGTACCCAGAACTAAAGAAGCTGGTGCTGGAGGAGTACAGGGAGTGGCAGCCAGATGCGTTCATGGTTGAGAAGAAATCTAACGGATCGGCGCTGTATCAGGAGTTTAGGCGCATGGGCGTGCCTGTAGGGGAGTTTACTCCGGGCAAAGGTCAGGACAAAATAGCGCGAGTGAACGCGGTGTCCGACTTGTTTGCATCTGGCATTGTGTTTGCGCCCGACCGTAGGTGGGCTAAGGAAGTAATAGAAGAGTGCAACGACTTCCCAGCTGGCACCAACGACGACTTGGTGGACTCTACAACACTCGCACTGTTAAGATTCCGGCAGGGTGGGTTTTTACGGCTTCCGACCGATGAGCCGGAAGATAACTTTTTGAAACAGTACCGCAAGAAAGCCGCGTACTATTAAGGATGCATCATGGCAACGAATATTGACAAAGCTCTGTACGAGGCTCCCCAAGGGCTAGATCAGTTGGGCGGCATGGAGGAGCCAATCGAGATTGAGATCGAGGACCCTGAGTCCGTACGCATCCAAGCCGGTGACGTAGAGATCGAGATTGAGCCAACGAATGAAGACGATGACTTCAGTAGGAACCTAGCCGAAGACATCCCTGATGATGTTCTTGCCACACTCGCGGGCGAGTTGATCGGAGATTTTGAGTCTGATATAGCCGCTCGTAAAGATTGGGTGCAGACCTACGTTGATGGTCTGGAGCTTTTGGGCTTGAAGATTGAAGAGAGGTCTGAGCCGTGGCCCGGCGCTTGCGGCGTGTATCACCCGCTGCTGACCGAAGCAGTTGTGAAGTTCCAAGCTGAGACCATGATGGAGACATTCCCTGCGATGGGGCCTGTCAAGACGAAGATCATCGGCAAAGAAACCCCTGAGAAGAAAGACGCTGCGGAGCGGGTTCAGGAAGACATGAACCATCAGCTCACGGACGTGATGAAGGAGTACAGGCCTGAGCATGAGCGCATGCTGTGGGGCTTGGGCCTTGCGGGTAACGCGTTCAAGAAGGTGTATTTTGACCCGTCGCTTGATCGTCAGGTGTCTATGTACGCGCCAGCGGAAGATGTGGTCGTGCCTTATGGTGCGTCGAGCCTTGCTGATGCGGAGCGTATCACGCACGTGATGCGCAAGAACAAGAACGATCTTAAGCGGCTGCAGCACGAGGGCTTCTACCGTGATATTGACTTGGGTGAACCCACCCAGACAATGGACGAAGTTGAGAAGCGTATCGCGGAGAAAATGGGCTTTCGGGCGACGCAGGATGACCGGTTCAAACTCTTGGAGATGCAGGTCGATCTAGACCTCAAAGGCTATGAACACAAAGACGAAGACAGCGGGGAAAAGACAGGTATCGCGCTACCGTACATCGTCACGATTGAAAAGGGCACTACGAACATCCTTGCGATCCGCCGCAACTGGGAGCCGGACGACGAACTCTGCCAAAAACGCACCCACTTCGTCCATTACGGTTACATTCCCGGCTTTGGCTTTTACAATTTTGGCCTTGTTCACCTCATTGGTGCTTTTGCTAAATCTGGCACTTCTATTCTTCGTCAGCTTGTTGACGCTGGAACTCTATCTAACCTCCCCGGTGGTTTTAAAACTAGAGGACTCCGCACCAAAGGTGATGACACCCCGATCTCCCCCGGCGAATTCCGTGATGTAGATGTTCCTAGCGGCACGATGCGTGACAACATCATGCCTCTGCCGTACAAGGAGCCATCGCAGGTCTTGGCGGCGCTGCTCAACCAGATCATTGATGAAGGCCGCAAGTTCGCTGGCGCTGTGGAGTTGCAGACGTCGGACATGTCGGCGCAAGCTCCGGTGGGCACGACTCTGGCCATCCTTGAGCGTCAGCTCAAGACGATGTCGGCTGTTCAGGCACGCATCCACTACTCGATGAAGCAAGAGTTCAGGCTCTTGAAGAACATCATCCGTGACTACACTCCTCCTACGTACAGCTACGAGCCTATTGAGGGTGGGCGTCGTGCGAAGCAGTCTGACTACGATCAGGTCGATGTCATCCCGGTGAGCGATCCGAACGCTGCGACTATGGCGCAGAAAGTTGTTCAGTATCAGGCTGCGTTGCAGCTTGCGCAAACTGCGCCTCAGTTGTATGACCTGCCTCTCTTGCACCGCCAGATGCTCGACGTGCTGGGCATCAAGAACTACCAGAAACTTGTGCCGATACACGATGACATGAAGCCTCGTGACCCTGTCACAGAGAACCAGAACTTGCTGATGAATAAGCCCGTTAAAGCGTTCATGTACCAAGATCACAAGGCTCACATCGCTGTTCACATGGCTATGGCGCAAGACCCCAAAGTTCAACAGCTGGTTGGCCAGAACCCTCAGTTGATGCAGCAGATTATGGCAGCAGGTTCAGCCCACATTGCTGAGCACTTGGGTATGGAGATGCGCAAGCAGATTGAGCAGTCGATGGGCCAGACCCTGCCTCCGTACAACGAGGACGCGGACGAGATCGACATGTCTCCAGAGATGGAGGTGCAGGTGTCTCAGATGGCTGCGCAGGCTGCACAGCAGTTGTTGCAGCAGCATCAGCAAGAAGCCCAGCAGCAGAAGAACCAGCAGATGCAGCAGGACCCACTCATCCAGTTGCAGCAGCAAGAACTCCAGCTTAAAGCCCAAGAGCAGCAACGCAAGGCGGCTAAAGATCAGGCGGATGTCATGCTCAAGCAGGCGCAGTTGCAGATTGAGCGTGAGCGGATCAATGCACAGCAGGAGACTGAAGGCGTGAAGATCGCTATGAAGGCGCAAGCTGACAAACAGCAGCGTGACCACACGCACGAGCAGGCTGGCTTCACAACCGGCATGGACATGCAGAAGCACCAGATGATGCTCAACACGCAGAAAGAGATCGCCCGTATGCAGGCTGAGAGCCGGGCAAGACAGCAACAGAAACCAAAGAAAGGTGACTGATGTACCAAATTAAACAAGCGCTGGAGGCAATAGTCCAGCAGATTGACCAGAAGGTCAAACAAATTGAGGAGAACTTGGGAGCCAAATCTGCCAAGGACTACTCTGACTACTGCGAGCAATGTGGGGTTATTACAGGTCTACTCACAGCACGTAGAAACATCACAGACCTGACAAAAAACATGGAGAACTCGGATGAGTGAAACACCAACGTTGGATTTGAGTCAAGCAGTCGATCTATCGGCCTTGATGCATAAGAAAGCAGAGGAAAAAGCGAAGCAGTTACCCAAACCATCGGGCTATCGGATTCTTTGCGCTATCCCAGAGGCGGATGCAAAGTATGAGGACAGCGAGGTTGGTTTGATCAAAGCAGATGAAACCATGCGCAACGAAGAGACGCTCACAACCGTCTTGTTTGTCGTAGAGCTTGGCCCAGACTGTTACAAAGATACAACAAAGTTCCCCACAGGACCTTGGTGTAAAAAAGGCGACTTCATCTTGGTCCGGCCCTACGCTGGCTCACGATTGGTCATCCACGGTAGAGAGTTCCGCATCATCAACGACGATACCGTAGAAGGTATTGTTGACGACCCACGCGGCATCAAACGCAAATAAGGAGCGCACATGCCTAAGTTTAGCGATAGTTATAAGTTCCCCGACGAGCAAGATGACAAGGCTAAAGCCGAAGACACTCTTGATATCTCGATTGAGGAAGATGACGCAGAGATCAAAATCGACGTCAAAGATGACACACCTGCCGAAGATCGGTTCGTAGAACCTCTTCCGAACAGTATCAAAGAGGACTTGGAGAAAGCCGACGACTCTGAAGATTACTCCCATAACGTGAAGCTCAAATTCAAGCAGTACAAGAAGGCTTGGCACGACGAGCGTAGGGAGAAAGAGGCCGCATTGCGTGAGCAACAGGAGGCTTTGGCCGTTGCCCAGCGTATTCTCGACGAGAACCGCAAGCTCAAAAGCGTACTGCAGTCAGGCGAAAAAGAGCTTATTTCCACATATCAGACTAGCGCTGAGATGGAGGTAGATAAGGCTAGCCGCAACTACAAGGAAGCCTACGATTCAGGCGATTCCGACAAACTACTTGAAGCTCAGCAGGAGATGATCCGTGCTCAGCTTAAGCTTGATAAAGCAAAAAATTTCAAGCCTACTGTACAAAACGAAGAAAATGATGTACAACTCACCCCACAGAGGCCTCAAAACCCTCAAATGGACCCGAAAGTTGCGTCATGGGTGTCAAAAAACCCGTGGTTCGTTGATCAAAATAAACGATCTATGCGCAGATATGCTGAAGGCGTCCACGAGGATTTGGAAGCTAGATATGGTCGAGGTTTCGTCGGTACAGATGAGTACTATGAAGCGATAGACAAAGAAGTTCAACGCCGATTCCCAGAAGAATTTGCTAGCGCTTCTACTAACGATGAGGACGAAAAACCTCAGCGTACAAAACCAAGCACGGTGGTCGCACCAGCGAAACGGAGCACCGCTCCTAAAAAAGTGGTTCTTTCTAAGACGCAGGTGGGCTTGGCAAAGAAATTTGGATTAACCAACGAGCAATATGCTCGTGAACTCATGAAATTGGAGGCCTAAAATGGCTGAAAGCAGATTACAACGCGAGATTACAAGTAGAACTTCTCAAGAGCGCCCCAAGCAGTGGCAGCAGGCGGAACTTCTACCGGAACCCGATAAGGCTCCGGGCTTTGCGTACAGATGGATTCGGGTTTCTACTTTGAATGCTGCTGATCCTCGTAACCTCTCCGCTAAATTGCGCGAAGGTTGGGAGGTGGTGAGTGTTGAAGAGCAGCCCAAATTTAAACTGCTAGTCGATCCCAATAGCCGTTTCAAAGACAGCATTGAGATTGGCGGATTGTTACTTTGCAAGACTCCTTCTGAGTTTGTCGCACAGCGGACGAAGCATTTCACCGACATGACGCGAGCACAGGAAGAGGCTGTGGATAACAATTTGATGCGTCAAAGCGATGCGCGGATGCCGATTTTCAATGAGCGGAAATCTTCGACGAGCTTTGGCAAAGGCACTTAAATCTTTATAGGAGTCTTAAATGGCTTATCCCGTTATTGCGGCCCCTTACGGCCTAAAGCCGATCAATCTGATCGGTGGTCAAGTATTCGCAGGTTCCACCCGTGAATACTCGATCCCTTACGCTTACGCAACCGATATTTGCTATGGTGACATCGTTGGATTGTCCCGTGGTAACCTCGCGCGTTTGTCCGTGTCTACCGGTACTGTAGGTACTGTAGCCGGTGTGTTCTTGGGTTGCTCGTTTACGAGCCCCGTCACTAAGCAAAAGCAATTCTCGCAGTTCTGGCCAGCCGGTACTACTGCGGGTGATGCGGTTGCTATCGTTTGTGATGATCCAGATACAGTCTTTAAAGCTGTGATCTGCTCGTCCGGCACCACCGTTGCGTCTGGCGCTCGCGCCATGATCGGTCAAAACTTGGCCATGATCAACAACAGCGGCAATTTGAACTCCGGTGACTCGCTCAATGCGCTGTTGGCTCCGACCGACACCCCAGCGACGACTGATGCTCTGCCTATCCGTGTACTCGGTTTGGTTCCTGATACTGTTGTTTCGCTTGGCACTGCCACGTACTCCAGTATTTCGACCGCTACCGTTACCTGCTCGGCTCTGCCTTTCGCTCTGCCCGTTGGTACCGATGTGGGTTCGTTGGCCGCTAACGGTCAATACATCCCCTCTGGCTCCTTTGTAGATACCGCTGCCGCTGCTGGTGCAACTTCGTTCATTCTGAACCAAGCCCCTGTTGCCGCATTTGCCGCAAGCTCTACACTGGTGTTCAACCAATTCCCAGAACTTCTGGTTAAGTTGAACTTTGGCCAGCACGAATATTACGCAGCAACCGCTACGGCCTAATAAGGAGCTAAATCATGGCTATTTCACGCGCACAACTACTCAAAGAACTGCTCCCCGGTCTGAACGCTTTGTTCGGTTTGGAGTATGCACGTTACGGCGAAGAGCACAAAGAAATCTACGAAACCGAGACTTCTGAGCGTTCATTCGAAGAAGAGACCAAACTGTCTGGCTTCTCTGCTGCACCTGTTAAGAACGAAGGCTCTGCCATCGCTTATGACAACGCACAAGAAGCATGGACTGCTCGCTACAACCACGAAACCATTGCTTTGGGCTTCAGCTTGACTGAAGAAGCTATCGAAGACAACTTGTATGACTCGTTGTCCGCTCGTTACACCAAAGGTCTGGCTCGTGCTATGGCCTACACCAAGCAGGTTAAAGCTGCTGCTGTGTTGAACAACGGCTTCTCCGCTGCCTACACTGGCGGTGACGGCGTCGCTCTGTTCTCCAGCGCACACCCGCTGGTCTCCGGTGGTACTAACAGCAACGTGCCTTCCGTCCCTGCCGACCTGAACGAAACATCGTTGGAAAACGCTGTGATTCAGATCAGCTTGTGGACTGATGAACGCGGTCTGCTGATCGCTGCCAAGCCCCGTAAATTGATTGTGCCTCCAGCACTCCAGTTCACGGCCACTCGTCTGTTGGAAACTGAACTCCGTGTCAGCACCGCCGACAACGACATCAACGCATTGAAGAACAATGGTTCGATCCCCGAGGGTTACACCATTAACCACTTCTTGACCGATACAAACGCTTGGTTCCTGACCACAGACGTTCCTAACGGTATGAAGCACTTCGTGCGTACACCTCTGTCCCAGTCGATGGATGGTGATTTCGACACAGGTAACGTTCGTTACAAGTCTCGTGAGCGTTACAG